GGAGTTCAGCAAGAGCATCGCCAACTTCGACTATCACGTGCAGGCGGCCTGGAACCAGGGCGCGCTGGGCGCTGACCACTTCCTGTCGCTGGTGATCGAGTCTGAGCGGCCGTTTGCCGTCGCGGTTTACCCCGCCAGCGTCGAGCTGATCGCTGCTGGCCAGCGCCGGATCGAGGCGGCGATGACGCTGCTGGCCGAGTGTTGGGCGAGTGGCGTGTGGCCTGGTTACGGCGACCTGGTGCAGGAGCCGATCGACCTGCCTGGGTGGTGCCGTGATTGAGCAGGAGCTGGCCGTGTACCTGTGGGCGGTTGCCCTGGGGATGGCCTACATGGCGCTGCGGCGCCCGTGATCAACCAAGGGAGGTGCCACTGAGCACAGAGCACGAGTTACCCGACAGCCTGCAGTTCCTCGAGCCGCCGACGGTAGTGGAAGCGCTGCAGGGATTAGAGCACCTGGCCGCGACGATTCAGATCCTCGATGAGCTGAGCGAGGCCGACCAGGACGCGATCGACCGATTGTTCCGATTCATTCAGTTCCGACGATGACCCAGCAACAGAACAACGACCTGGCGATCCAGGTAACCAACGTCCGCGCCGACTTGGGGCGGATGAGCAGCGAGTTCAAGGCGGCGCTGCCTGCAGCGATCCCGGTGGAGCGGTTTATCCGCACGGCGGTGACTGCGGTGCAGATGGACCCCAACCTGCTGACGGCCGACCGTCGCAGCCTGTACGGGGCGTGCATGAAGGCGGCCCAGGATGGGCTGCAGCTGGACGGCCGCGAGGCGGCGCTGGTGATCTTCAAGGATCGGCGCAGCGGCACCAGCAAGGTGCAGTACATGCCGATGGTGGGCGGGATCCTGAAGAAGATCCGCAACAGCGGGGAGATCAGCACGATCACCTCGCATGTGGTGTATTCGGGCGACGAGTTCGAGTACGAGCTGGGCGACGACGAGCGGATCTACCACAAGCCGGCGATGGAAGATCGCGGCCAGCCGATCGCGGTCTATGCGATTGCGAAGGCGAAGGACGGCGGCACGTACCGGGAGGTGATGAGCGTCGCCGAGGTGCGCAAGGTCCAGAGCGTGAGTCGCTCGCGTGACAGCGGGCCCTGGACGACGTGGTGGGATGAAATGGCCAGGAAGACCGTTGTGCGGCGACTGGCCAAGTACCTGCCCAGCTGTGCGGACATCGACCAGACGTTTGAGAGCGACAACGCGAACTATGTCATGCCTGCAAGTGTTTCGGAAGTGGGCAGCAATGATGTGGTTGCAAGCCTGAATCAACAGATCCAGCGACAGATTGCCCCGGTAGAAGTGCTTGATGCTCAACCAGCCGCGCAGGTCGAGCCAACAACAACGCCAGAGCCCGTGGAAGCGGAGCAGCTGGAAACGGTCCAAGACCCGCTTGCGGTCTTCTCAGAGCAATAGGCGACACATGACGGCAGACCGCGCATTTTTGACACCAAAGGAGCTCGCCCAGCGGTGGCGGCTCAACCATCAGACACTGGCCAACTGGCGGCACAAGCGCCAGGGCCCACCGTTCGTAAGGATCGGCACGCGAGTGCTGTATCCGATGGAGGGTGTGCAGGCCTTCGAGAAGATCAGTCCAGCTTGGCTGGACACCAATTCCCAATCGCAACTGAATCCATGAATGTGATCACACTGGCCGGCCGCGCTGGCCGCGACCCTGAAATGAGGTACTTCGAGAGCGGCAGCTGTGTCGCCAATCTCACGTTGGCGGTGAACAGCGTGAAGCGTGATGAACCGCCGGACTGGTTCAATCTGCAGATCTGGGGCAAGACGGCCCAGGTGGCTGGGGACTATGTGCGCAAGGGCAGCCAGATCGCTGTTACTGGGCGGATGACGACGGAGCGTTGGACCGATCGGACCACCGGCGAAGAGAAGTCGAAGCCGGTGGTGGTGGTTGATCGGCTGACGCTGCTGGGCAGCAGACAGGACGCGCAGCAGGAGCAGGGGTATGCCCCGGCGCCGGCACATGCCACGGTGGCGGCTGCAGCTCCGGCCCCGGCTGCTGCTCCAGCGGCGGCGCCACCGCAGCAGCAGCACCCAGCTGCCGGCACGGTGGCTGCGCAGCGCCCGCCACAGCAGCAGCAGGTGGCATGGAACAGCGCGCCCCTGGCGCCTCCGGATGATGACGGCATCCCGTTCTGAGCCGTGATTGAAGCGGAGTATCTGGCGTCGCTGCGGCGGCGCCACCGCGCTGAGCTGGTGATCACCCTGGTGCAGCTAGAGCAGCTGTGCCCAGGGTGGTGGGCTGACTTGAGCGAGATGGCAGAGCAGCTGGGGACTGATCGCGGCTCACTGAACAAGAGCCTGACGAAGCTGGAAAGCTTGGGCCTGCTCAAGCGAAGCAGGATCAGCAACACCGGCGGCAACTGGGTGTGGTGGGTGAAGCGGTCGGCGGATGATCAGCCGCGACCAGAGGATGAGCCAGGGTGGCGGCTGCGTGATGAAGCGTCGGACAACGTCAAGCTGGTGTCGATCAGCAGGCGTTGGCAGTGGGCCGCGAACCGCGGGATCAACAAGCACACGTTCTCGTCGTTTCTGAACGGTGGGCAGCGGATGCTGCACGGTCGGTGGCGGATCGTCTCGTCGCCATGGGATGCAACAGATTATGAAGCGCCGCCGGAATCGACCGGCAATGCGCTGTAGGTTGTGCCCACAGCCCGAGAGGGCGCACCACCTCAGACCATGGACATCCTCGACTCCACCTACTACCGCGAGCACGGCCGCAAGCCTCGCGGCCGCGGCTCCTGGGCCTTCTGCCCCTGGAGCAAGCAGAACGCATCCGACTACCTGGACCACACGGTGTTCAGCCCCGGCGGCATGACCTTCACCGAAGCGAAGCGCTGGGCGCGGCTGCACGCCAGCGACCCCGCCTCGCCGCTGGCCGGTGCCCGCACCGTCGCCGTGATGCCCTGAGCGGCACCCCATCCCATCGCTTTCTTCCCCATGTCGAAACGCAGCATCACCTTGGTCGGCCGCGCCTCGCGGCTGGAGTGCCACGCCGGCCACGTCTCCTTCCTGCTCACCGTCAATGCCAAGGGCCAGCGGCCTGAGCTCGTCGTCGAGTGCCATGCGCACCGAGAGCGCGACATCGAGGCGTTCGAGTCGATGGATGAGGGCAGCCTGGTGGGCATCATCGGCACCTTGCGGCCGATCAAAGAGCAGGGCGCACACGCAATCGTGCGGCTCGACCGCCTGGAGATCCTCGGCAAGCCCCTGGAGGTGGCGGCATGAACGCAATCGACGCGGCGATCATCACCATCTGGCTGCTGCCCCTGGCGGTAGTGCTCACAGGCCTTTGCCTGATGCTGTCCGATTTGGCCAGCTTGCAATTCCGGGTTCCGCATCTTCCCCGGTCACGACGTGATCACAGGAGGGCCCGCTAATGTTCAACCCCGACTTCTACCCCACGCCGCCCGAGGTGGCGGCCACGATGCTCGACCCACTCGACCTGCGCGGCCGGGTGGTGGTAGAGCCCTCCGCCGGAAGCGGCAACCTGATCAAGGCCTGCATCGAGCGCGGCGCTGCTGAAGTGCTGGCGGTGGAGCCCGAGCCGAAGCTGCGGGCGATCCTCGCGGCCATCCCTGACAGCCGGTTGATCGGCAGCGACTGGCTCAATGTCACCGCCGACCAGATCAGCCATGCCGACCTGGTGGTGATGAACCCGCCCTTCTCGTCCGATGAGCACCACATCCTGCACGCCTGGGCCATCGCCCCGGCCGGCTGCGAGATCGTGGCGCTCTGCAACGCCAACACCATCGAAACCGGCCGATGGGGCAGCAGGGCCAGCCAGCAGCTGCGCACCCTGATCGAGCAGTACGGCAGCAGCCAGAACCTGGGCCCAGTGTTCGAGGACGCCGAGCGCCCCACACGTGTCAGCGTTGGCATGGTTCGCCTGACACGACCTGGCCAACGTGTAAGCGGCGCTGATGAGTTCGACGGGTTTTTCCTGGGGCCCGATGACATCGAGGCCGAGGGCCAGGGCCTGATCAAGTACCGCCGCAGCCGCGACCTGGTGAACCGGTACGTGGAGGCCTGCCGGATCTATGACCAGCAGCTGGAGGCCGGCGTGCGGCTGCAGGCCCAGCTGGGCGGCATCTACAAGGGCGAGCTGGGCATCCAGATCAGCATGGAAGGCTGCGCCGCCAGCCGCAACCGGTTCAGGAAGGAGCTGCAAAAGTCGTTCTGGGAGTCGGTGATCGCCGAGATGCTGCCGCGCGAGATGGCCACCAGCCAGCTGGCGGGGGACATCAACAAGTTCGTGGAGCAGCAGACGAAGGTGCCATTCACCGAGCGGAACCTGTTCAGGATGCTGCAGGTGATCGCCGGCACCACTGACCAGCGGATCGACCGGGCGGTCGAGGCCGCATTCGATGAGCTCACCCGCCACACCGCCGAGAACCGGTGGAACGTGGAGGGGTGGAAGACGAACGACGCCTACCTGTTCAACCAGAAGTTCATCGTGCCCTACATCGCCGAACCGGATTGGAGCGGCGGCACGGTGAGCATGCGATACGGCGGCAACAAGAGTCGGGTGGAGGATCTGGTCAAGGCCCTCTGCTACATCACCGGCCGGCCGTATGCGGAGGTGGAGAAGCCCGACCGGCCAGGTGGTTTTGACCGGATGGAAAGCGGCGTCTGGTACGACTGGGGCTTCTTCGAGTTCAAGGTGTTTAAGAAGGGCACGGGCCACTTCAGGTTCAAGGACTTGGAGGACTGGGCCGCCCTGAATGCCAGGGTGGCCCGGATTAAGGGCCTCGTGCTGCCGGAGAAGCTCCGGCGCAAGTCCACTCGCAAGAGCAAGCGATGATCCAACTCACCGATTCCACCCAGGCCGCCATGGCCCGGGTGGCCACTGCCCCCGCCACCAGCGAGCAGGGCCAGCTGCTACCCACCTTCCACACCACGCCCGACGGCGAGATCCGCATCCAGCTGGGTCAGGTGTGCGGCACGGTCAGCAGCTGGCACCTGGTGACCGGCAAGCTGGCCCAGCTCCGCAGGGTTCTGTTCTCTACCCCCACCGCATCATGAGCATCGACTACCGCGCCGAACTGCAACGTCTTGTGCAGGCCTATGACGACCACGGTGGCCGGTGGCCCCAGCACCATGAGGACGCACTGCACGAAGCCGTTGAGGCGGCCCGCACCACCCTGGCCCAGCCCGAACCGGAGGGGGTGAGTGAGCGGCTGCCGGAGCCAAGTGATGAGCTTCTGGAGTTTTGGCGTCAGAAGGCCATCCTCGAGTATCACGCCAGTTGCTACGAAGTTCGGGTTTCGCGCAGCATGGCACTGCAGGCCATCGCTTGGTGCCGGCAGCAGTTTCAGCCCCAGCCAAGTCCAGTGGCTGAGCGGCTGCCGGTGCCGCAGCAGGAGGCCCCAAAGTGACCCCCTCTCGCAACTGCCCCGCCTGCGGGGGCACGCATGTCCGCGTGCCGCTCAGCCACCGGCGCAGCTATGGCGTCTACCGCCGGCTGGAGTGCTGCCACTGCGGCCACCGGTGGACTGACCGAGAGGCGAAGACCGGCACACCCCCAGCGCCGCGCCAACAATGCCCAGAGTGCAGCTCGACCGACACTGCTGTGATCGAGTCGCGCATCATGCCCTATGGCCGCCGGCAGCGGGTGCTGTGCCGCGGCTGCAGCCACCGATGGACGAACAGGATCGGCGACATGCAGCAGGCCCGCACGCACGCACGCCGCGACGCGGGCGAACTCACCGAGGACGAGGTGCGGTTGATCCTCACGTCGCCCCGATCGCTCCGGTCATTGTCGGTGGAGCTGCGGGTAAGCCCAGCCACCGTGCGCGGCGTGCGCACCGGTGAACTGCATGCCCAGGTCGCGCCCGATGTGCCCAGGCTGCAGGGCCAGCCGCGGCGGCGGAGCTGCACCAGCTGTCGGTTCTGGGATCCCGAGGCTGTGCGGCCGTGCACGGAAGGATGGCCGGATCCGGAGACGGACGGGCCCGGGTACGCGAACGAGTGCGACGACTACTCACCAAAGCGTGAAGGATTGTTACGAACACCTACCGATGGTGGGTTGAGGCGGGGATGATTGCCTCAGCGGCACATCCCCTCATGCCCTCTGAACTCAAAACCCTCGACTACACGGTGAACGGCGTCGACATGCTGAAGCTCAATCAGCTGCTCAAATCCCGCACCGGCCACTACCTCCAGACCGATGGCCACGGCTGGCAGATCCGCACCCCTGCCGGCAACCTGTTCATCGAATGGGCCGGCGGCACTCAGTCGCAGAATGCCGCGGCCTGCATCAGCTACCTGGCCCGCCTGGGCTTCATCCTTTGCTGACCCCTACCATGCTCTCGAAACTGAAAGGCCTTGCCCTATGGGCGGCACTGCTCCCCGCGTTCTGGTTCGTGCTGAACGACAGCCTGGCTCAGATGACGCGCAACGACTGCACCGCCGGGATCGCCCAGGCCTGCCGGAGCCTGAAGTGATGTTTGGACTGATCCGTGGAGCGCAGTGGATCTGCGCACCCCAGGGCGACGGAAGCCCAGTGCCACCGGTGATCACCGCCGAGTCGAGCCGAGACAATGCCTGGCTGGCCGACAGCCTTGATCAAGCGATCGAGCGTCAGCAGCTGCTGCGGATGGCGTTCGGCCTGTCCACTGAGGTGAGGGCGGTTCGATGAACACCAAAGTGCTGAACGCGCAGCCGTGGCGGTTCGTGCCTGGCGACACGGTGTATGTGCGCAACACACCGCTGGTGCAGGGCTGGCCTGAAGGTCACACCGGGAAAGTGGTCGGCACCTTTATGGCCAATGGCTGCCCGCACTACCGCCTCGTCGATGGCAACGGCCTGAGCTGGGTTCTGGCGCAGATCCACCTGTGCCGCTCGCCCCGCGGGGAGGTGGAGTGATGCCGCACCTCATCCACGAGGACAGAGATCCTCAGGCCAGCCCCAGGTGGACGATCACGCAGCACCCGGCGGGCACCACCGACCCGCTGCTGGTGCACTGGCGCAAGCGGAGCAGGATCCGCACCCTGCTGGACCAAGTGGCCCGGTGGGACGCTGCAGCGGACGGGTGGGACCCGTCGCGGTGGGTGCCCCGGTTCCCGATCGTGCCCCGGGACCTGCTCGACCTGGTGGAGCAGCACATGCGGGGGGTGGAGCTGTGACCGACCTCGTCGCCCACCTGCTGGCCAACCGCCAGCGGATCCCCAACCGCACGATCATCGCTTGCCTTGCGCTGGCCCAGCTGGCGCCCAAGCCCACCGAGCGGATCAGCGCCGAGCGGCTGATGGAGGCGCTGGAGATCAGCAATCAGCCCTACCTGAGCAAGCTGCTGGGCGAGATGCTCCGCTTCGACCTGGTGGATTACGAGGCCGGCGACCGTGCGGAGCCGGGCTATCTGTTCTTCCGGGTAGGGCCTCGATCACTGCAGACCAAACCAACCGCAATCAAGCCATGACCAACCACATTGAGCCGGCCAGCTTCGCCTGGGGAGTGGCCATAGGCGTCACCTTCGGATCCTGGCTGCGCGGAACGCTGGATGCATTGTTCCTCAACCCGCGACGGCGCATGGGCCCGCTTCAGGGCAGCTACGGGCTGCTTGATCCTCCGGCTGATGTTGCAGCGGCAATCAATCGCCAGCTGGATCGGGACATCGCCGCCGAACTTGACCGCCGCCGCCGCCGCCGTGGCAGCAACACACCACCCCTGCGTTGCCCCCCGGCCCACACCATCGCCGAGTGCGGCGGGCCCTGCGAGCAGGACTTCCGACTGTGCGACTGCGGGCTGCTCCAGCAGCTAAACCCGCAGCACACCGCCGCCATGCTGGAGGAGGAGGCCGACCGTGGCTGATCTCTCCCCAGCGGCTCAGGCCATCGTGGCCGCGTTCGACGAGCGCTACGAGCTGCTTGGGCCGCTGGAAGGCAACTGGCAGGAGGCCTGCCTGGCCTCTGCTCTCACGGCCCTGGCGGTCCGCATCAAGGGCGCCCCTGGCATCCGCCAGGACGTGCTCGACATCGTGAACGAGCTGGAGGCCCTGCCCGATGGTTGAGCTGTGGGAACTGCGTGGGAACGGATCTGAGCTGATCCCCGTAACCCGTTGGAACGACTAAGCTTTACGCCTGCGCATCACTTGATCTTGGTTCACATGACCTGGCTTACCGGCGGATCCTCTGGCATCCTCGGGGCCAGGTTTTCTGCGGATGGACCTTCCTCGCGGAATCGTCTACATCACCCCGGATCCTCGGAGTCTGTGGGAACGGTGTGGGAACGATGAAGGATTGTTACGAACTCCGGCGAGCGTTGGCGCTGCGATCGAAGATGACTGCATCGGGGGCAGCGAGCTCCCTCACCAACCCCATGAGCGAGATCATTGCCCCATCGGCTGCCGAACTCGAAGCGTTCAAGGCCGCAGCGGAACGCATCGGCCAGACGGCGCGCGAGATCGAGCGCAACATGGTCGAGTCGTTCGAGGCCGTTGGTCGTGCTCCACTGAGCGCGGCCTACCCATGGCATGGCAAGCCACCAGTCTGGCTCCCGCTGACTCGCCGCACCGATCCCACCATCGGCCGGAAGCGGCGCGCGCGCAGGGCCAGGGGGCGGCGGATCGAGAATCGCCGGCCGTACAGCTCGGCCGCATTGGCAATGGCTTGCATCTGGCTGGCCAGCGCAAGGTCTGGTTTCAGAAGCCATCCCCTGCCGAGGGTGATGATGCTCGATGAGGTCGACAGCTTTCCGACCGGAGAGCTGACGGTCGAGCAATGGGCTGCTGCTCGCCAGACCATGCAGCGCCAGAAGGCGGAGGAGCAGGCCGATGGCTGACCTCACCTTTCGGGTGATCGCACCTCAGCGCGGCACACCTGGCTGGCTCCGTCGCTGGCTGCTGGCTCCACCTCCTGGCCCCACCATCGGCCGGAAGCGCCGCGCGCGCAGGGCCAGGGGGCGGTGGATCGAGGTCAAGCATCGGCGCTCTCGGCCGCTGACAGTCGAGCAATGGGCGGCCGGTCACTGCATGGATGCAGTGGCCTACGGCCTGGGCCCCTGCCGCCACATCAGCGTGGGCTACGCCGGGCTGCCCAGCGAGCGCAGGGAGGCTGACCATGAAGCTGACCAAGACGGCCGTTGATCGCGCCACCCCCCGGGCCCAGCGCTACCGGCTGAACGACTCCCTGGTGCCGGGCCTCGCCCTGCTGGTGCTGCCCTCCGGGGCCCGCACCTGGTACCTGAGGCACCGGGTCGACGGCCGCCAGCGTGAGCTGAAGCTGGGCACCCCGGCGGAGCTCACCCCCGACGACGCCAGGCGCCTGGCGCGGGAGGCCCTCGCCCGAGTGCGCGAGGGGGGCGATCCGGTCGAGGAGCGCAAGCAGCGCAGGGAGGCCCCGACCGGGCAGGACCTCTACGAGCGCCACCGCCTGGCCCGGCAGGCCCGCCCCGGGTGGGTGACGGAGGACTTTATCTGGCGGAACCACCTGCTGCCGGCCTTCGGGCGGGTCCAGGTGGGGCGGATCACCACGCCGATGGTGCAGGAGTTCTATGACCGGGCAGGGCGTCGGCCGGTCGCCCGCGCGGCGGTGCTGCAGCTGGCCCGTGCCCTGCGGCTGAGTGAGCGGTGGGGGTGGTGGGGCGACGGCCGAGCGCCGCGGCCCTGCCTGGGTGTGGAGCTCGATGCGAAGGTGGCCCGTGAGCGGTACCTGAGCGGCGACGAGCTGCGCCGGCTGCGCGACGCCCTGGTGCGGTGGGAGGCGGGGGGCCCTGGGGTGCGGTGGCGGTTCTGCCAGCTGATCCGCCTGCTGCTGCTCACCGGCTGCCGCCTGCGCGAGGTGCTACATGCGCGGTGGGAGTGGGTGGACTGGACCGGGGGGCGGCTGATCATCCCGGCGGAGCACCACAAGACCGGGCGGCGGACGGGCCGTGCGCGGCGGGTGCTGCTGGTGCCCAGGGCGATGGAGATCCTCGAGGAGCTGCGTGCGCAGCAGCCCCCGGATGGCGGGGAGTGGGTGATCGCCGGCGGCCGGCCGGGGCAACCGCTGGGCGGGTACCACTCGCTGTGGAAGGAGCTGCGGGATGAGGTGGGCCTGGTGGACTGCCGGCCCCACGACCTGCGGCACACGTTCGCCAGCTACGGACTGAGTGCTGGGCACGGGATCGACGTGGTGGGCCAGCTGCTGGGGCACACCAGCCTCCAGTCAACGCGGCGGTACGCGCACCTGATCGAGGATGCGGGGCGCGCGGCGGCTGCGCGGGTGAGCGACGACCTGGGAGTGTGACGGATTGTTACGGGTGCAGGCCGGCAGCGTGGCCCGGTCTTTATGGTGATCGCATCGGGAGGCAACCGCCTCCTCCGGGGCACTGACCCCTGGCCCGCGGGGAGCCTGCCAAGCAGTCGGCAATCCCCGCACCCCATTCACACGGCAGGCCGAGCGCGCCGCCGACCATCACCCCACCGCATTCCCCGCCATGTCCATCGCTTGCCTCACCGCCTGGGCCGTCGCCCTGCTCCTGCTCCCCCTGCTGGTCCTCGCCTGGGCCACCGAGTCGCGCCAGCAGCGCGCCCGCCGGTGGCGCCGTGACGGCCTTACCCAGCAGGCCATCGCCGAGCGCCTCGGCTGCTCGCGCACCACGGTGCGCCGGCTGCTGGCGGCTTGATCGCCGCGGCCCGCCGGAGCCGCACCCAATCCGGCATCGCCCCTCATCCGCATCTTGCAATGGCTCTTGAAAACCGCACCGTCATCCTGAACGGCACCCAGTTCACGCTGGGCAAGAAGTACCGCGACACCGTCCTCGGCGTCGAAGGAACTGCCGTCGCATCGGCCACCTACCTCACCGGCTGCGATCAGATCCAACTGGCGGCACGGGACGCCAACGGCATGCCCTACAGCCAGTGGTTCGACGTGACCCGCATCGGAGGGGTCGAGGTCGAGAAGCGGCCCGGCGGCCCTGGCCCGAACATCACCGCGCGCCACCCTGGCTGATCGCCGCAAGGAAAAGCCCCCGGTCCACCAGTCCGGGGGCTCAGCAGTCCCTCCATCAGGCTAGGCGAGCAGCTCGCGCGGATCCTGTCCTGTCGCCATCATCTGACTCAGCCGCTTCGCACGCTGCCCGACCTGGCCGGCCCAGCGGGATTCCAGCATCATCGCTGCCGCCTTGCTGAACTCTCCCCCCTGGATCGCAGCCAGCGTCCGCTTGAACGTGAGCAGGGTGCCCAGGCCCATGTTGAACGCCATGTCGATCAGCACCCGCTGCCGCACGTCGTCCAGCGTGCCCACCCAGGGCAGCGCCTTCAGCAGGGCCGCCTGGGTGGAGGTGATGTCGTTGCTTAGCAGGTAGGCCGCCTCCTGCGCCGTGATGCCACGGTCCTCGAGGTTGCGGCCCACGCCGATCGTCAGCTTGCCGGCGGTGCAGGGGTACGGCTTGAGCCGCTCACCCTCGTGCAGCCGCAGCTGACGGATCAGCCGGTTGTGATCGATCAGCGCCATCAGCGCTTCACCTTCGGGCTGATGATCCCGGCCAGGATCTCGATGGCCCGATAGGACTTCACGACCAGGCGGCTGTAGGTGTCGAGCGCTTCGTTATCCTTTGGCGTCGGCGTCATGTTTACGATCAGCAGCGCGACGCCGTGAACGGCGACGGCCAGGGTGGCGTACTCGCCCAGAGTCTCAACAGATGGCATGGTGACCTCCTCAGGTGATGGGTTGAGCGATGATGGCCCAGCCGTTGCCGGGCGCGTACCGGTAGCTGTTGCCTGATGGCAGCACCTCCCACCGGCGGCAGAAGTTCTTGAACGAGTAGCGCAGCCTGGCGCCCCAGTTGTTGAGGTAGCCGCCGTTCACCACGTCCATCTCGCCGAACGGGTCGTGGACGATGAAGTTGGTGGCGTCGTAGCCGATGGCGATCAGCCAGTGGCCGTCGCCGTGAAGGTTGCCCAGGCCGCCCTTGTGGATGCAGCCCAGGGGCACGGGGATCCCCTTGTCGATCTGGGCCTTCACATCCGCCGGTGTGCAGGTCTGGTCCAGGTGGGCGGTGACGCCATAGTGGGCCAGGGCCTTGATCTGGTTCGGGGCCTCGGTGGTGTCGCCATAGCGCAGCACCCGGCCCAGGTAGGTGTCGTCGCCGTTCGGGCCCTTGAGCATCCCCGGCTTGAGCGTCTCCAGGAGCATCGCGCAGCTGGAGCTGAAGCACATCCGCATTGCGTGCGCGGTGCTGCTGTCGCGCTGGCTGTAGTAGGGCACCTGCAGCGGGTTGCTGAGCGTGCGTGGTTGCTCCTGTTTCCCTGCCCCCTGCCAGGTCTGATACCAGCTGGCGTCGCGCTTCTTCAGGCTGGCCGGCACCGCCTCCCAGAACTGCTGCACGGCTGCACGCTGCAGCGGCAGGCCTTTCCAGTGCTCGAAGAACGGAACGATGTCAGGGAGCAGTCCCGGTTCTTGAGTCATGGCTGCTGGCCTCAGCCGGTGGTCCTGCAAAGTGTAGCCGGGCACCCACTGCGGACCAGAGCACCGGTGCAATCAAGCTGATCACCACCGCCAGGATGACGCCCTGTGCGACGCGCTTCTCGACCTCAACCAGTCGCTTGAATGCATCGGCCAGGTCTGTTCGCTTCTCGGCGACGGAGACCATCACAGCATCGAGCTTTCCCTCCAGGGCGCCGAGCTTGTGGTAGATGTCTCCGTGCGAGACCTCGTGCTCCGGCATAGTGGGACCTCGATCCATGCAGGTTACTTCAGCCGCCAGTATTCAGGAGTGCGCCCGTAGTAGCTGGTGTAGCCACTGGGCGGTGCAACCCAGCTGAACGTCCCCTTGCTGGAGCTGTTGCTGATGATCGATCCATCGTTCTGCACGATGCCGATGTGGGGATACGGCGGGTTGCCGTTGTCGCGCATGATAGCGATGGCGCCAGGCTCGGGCCCTGAGAGCAGGGTGCCGGCGCCGCCCGCCAGCGTGCTGCGCACGGTGGGGACGTAGTTGCTGTTGCCCCACGGCGGAGTGATTCCTGCGCTTCTCAATACCTTGTTCACGGCATAGACGCAAGCGTTGTTGCCGCCATCCGGGCCGCCCCTGGTGTTCATCCCCCTGGCGCTGGCCGCGGCCTTGGACAGCAGGGACGCCTTCTCCGTCGCTGGCTTGCCGTTGTTCGCTCCCCCCCCACTGGCCCAGTCGGTGTTCTCCTCGCCCTGGGTGCCGCACTCCACCCGGGTGGTGAAGCCGCCACCGGCCAGCTCGTGCACCACCTCCTTGATCAGCCAGGTGCCGTCCACCTCCGCGCGAAAACCGGAGAGGGTCACGTCGCCATCGGCATTCAGCTCCGGCCGGCCGGGCGTCGTCACGCTGATCCGCACCTCCCCAGACTTGAGGGCCTCGAGCTTGCTGTCGGCGGCCTGCTTGGCCTCGTCCTCGCTGCGGAACAGCTGCTTCTCCTCGAACACCGGCAGCGGGCCCTTCTGCCCAGCCGTGTGCACCTTCTCCTTGTTGGTCTCGCGGTCCAGGTACTTGACCTTCACGGCGTCATAGGCGCCACGGTTCTTCAGCGTGGCCCGCCACTGGGTTGCGTCGGTGCCCTTGATGCTGAAGCTGCCGCGCGTGCCGCTGGGCAGATCGCCGAGGGTGGTGCTGGCGCCCGCCCTCGCGGCCGGGAGATAGCGCTTGTAGGCGCCGGAGCGGTAGACCGACCAGGCGCCGAAGCCCTGCTGCTGGTAGATCGCCCGCGCTGCCCTGGCGTTGGTCGCTGGGTCGTAGAGCTGCTCATTGCTCGACAGGCCCAGCTGGCTGCGACGCTCGGGCCCCAGGCCGCCGATCATGTTGATCTGCCACAGGCCATAGCTGAGGTCGGGCGGCTTGCTGTTCAGCGCCCGCACCTTGCCGCCGGATTCGGCCATGGCGATGGCGCCCATGGTGACGGCATCGTTGCCGGTGAAGCCTGCCTGACGCGCGAGGGCGACGGCCTGGCCGGCGCTGATCCGGCCGGAGATGTTCGGCACCGGGCTGGCGCTGCCCTTGCCTCTGGGCGCCACCACCAGGGTGCCGTCAGCCGGCTTGATCGTCGCGCCGTACTTCTCCGCCAGCCGGGTGAGGAAGCTCTGGTCGGACTCGCTGGTCTGATCCTCGTGCTTCACCTTCACGTCGCCCAGCTTCCCCTTCAGGACCAGCTGCAGGCCGTTGCGCTTGGCGATCTCCTCGGCGATCTTCCCCAAGGTGGTGTCGTGCCAGCTCTGGGAGCGCTGCTCCTTTACCAGCTCGGGGGCGGTCTGGGCGGCGGTGCCTTTGATCACCATCGACCGTGGCCCGTTGCTCAGGTCCACCTCGTCGACGGCGTAGCTGCCCATGTAGACCGGGGCCTGGCCCTCGCCGCGCCAACCCAGCCACACCTTCAGCCATGCGCCAGAGCGGGGCACCGGCACCTGGGCGTTGCGATCGTCGAGCGTCACCTCCAGGCTGTCGGACTGCTGGCCGGCCTGGTCGGTGATGCGGATGGACAGGAGGCGATCGGCGATGATCCCCGTGAGGTCTACGCCATCGGCCTCCAGGCGGAAGGCGGGGGTGCTCATGGATCCCAGATCCTGAGGGTGGTAGTGGTCTCAGGGTCAGGCAGGTCTGGCAGCTCGATGGTCAGGCCCTGCGGCAGGATCGGCATCAGGTCTGCCAGGTTGGGGTTGGCCTCCATCACAGCTTCGACAGTCTGCTGGGTGCGGCCGTAGTACCGCCAGCAGATCAGGTCGACCTCATCGAATTGGCGGGTGATGTAGAGCTGGCTCATTGCAGGACCAATGCACGGACAGCGTTGGTGATCGCCGGGTCGACGTCGAGGATCGATCCCAGTGTGGCAGCCTGGCTGAGCAGTGCGCCGATGGCGCCGGCGTCTTGGGGGTTGACGATGCCGGCGCTGGTGAGGCCAGGGACACCGGTGATGCGCGCCACGTCAAGCACGGAGGCCAGGCCTGCTGCGCCCCTGGCGGCGGTGAAGGTCTGCGCCAGGTTGGTGGCGTTGACGCCCAGCGTCGCCCAGCCGGCCGCGGCCTGCGGGGTGAAGCCGTTCAGGCCGAAGGTGTTCAGGGTGGTGTTGACCTGGCTGCCAGGCACCAGGCCGGTGGCACCGATCGCCGCCAGTTGGCCCAGGTTGAAGCCGGCCTCCTGCGTCGCGCGCTGGGTGAGGCCCTGCCACTGGAAGCTCTGCGCCCAGTCGAGGGAGTTGAAGGCGGAGCCGTCACCGGTGAAGTTGGAGGGTGCTGCCGCGACGGTCTTGGCCAGTGCGGTGACGCTGAGCGGCGAACCCTTGGCGCCGGGGTTGTCCTCGCCGTAGCGCACCAGGCGAATGGAGAAGTCGATCTGGCGGGCGTCGCCGCCGGCGACGAACACCGACCGGCCCTCGCGGATGGAGACGATGCACCACCGGCCGAGCACCCGGCCGCGGCCGTCGTTCAGCATGTAGGGCTCGCCGCGCTCCGCCATGTCGCGCAGGGTCTGCATGGTGCCCTGCCGGCCGGAGAAGCCTGGGTAGAGCACACCGTCCAGGGTGATCTCGCGGGTGCCGACGCCCAGCCACTGGTTGGCGGGCTCGCGAAGCAGGCGGTCCTGCTGCTCCCAGCGGTAGGCGTCGTTGCGATCGACGGTCTGGGGTGAGCCGTTGGGCAGGTTGAACTGGAACGAGCCCAGCTGGTAGAGCGGGAGGCTAGTCATTCAGCAGCACCCGGTGAGCGGATTCAATCTCGCGCTGGATGTCAACGAAGGC